TGGAGGTGTTAACATGAAATATGGGAGGTTACTGGGTTCAAGCCTAGATATAGCATTGTATGAATACTTAGCTAAAACTGAGTGGGGGCAAAATTTTTATGAAAAGCTTGTCGAAAGTCTCAGTCAGGCGCTTAAAGAAGACGTTGAAATGATAGTATTAAAAGAGTTAGGCGGGGAGCCTGAAGAATTCATTCATGATGTGTTGAGCAAAGCAATAACTTCTGCAAACTATGAAATTATCGTCAAAGCTTTACTAGACGATTGGCTAAATGAAGTTATAGTCCCACGTGTGAAAAGAGGCGGTGAAATAAATGTTATATAATTTTAGAGATGATATTACTAGCATTGTATTTTGGGAGCTGTATGATGAGGCAAAAGGGCAATGTGTTAATATTGTAACTTCATCTAAAAAATGGGCAGAGGAAATCTTGAGGCAAAAGGCTGAAGAAATTCTTAGAAGTTATAACATTCCTGAAAGAAGTTTATCAGAGCTTTTATTATATGCGGCTATTGGCTGGGCCTCATATGAAGAAATTAAGGAAGCCTTTGAAAGGGTATATCAACGTGAATTAGAAGAGGAAGCAAATTTAAAATAAAGGAGGTAATAATAATGGGAGATAGAAACAAAAGATGTAGTGAATTAATTGAAGACGAGTTGAAAAGAAGGATAGAAGATTTCAAACAAGCATTAAGCAACTTCAAAGAAAACAACTACGAAAAGATAGTAACTGAAAATGATTATGAATATGAAGATATAATAGACTGGGTAAATAACTATGTTCTAGGATATTATGATGATAATTACTACCGCGCAAAGAGACTTGAATTATCGTGTGGAGGTCCTCAAGATTATTTCTTGTATTTTCCAAAACTAGAAAGGATTGAATATCATTACCTTGACTGGTTTGATGGAGCATCTCTAGTATTAGATGGAGAAGATTTTGAGATTATGAGTGAATATTTTAAACTTTTAGGAGCAGATGAGGAAGACTGAGGAGCTAGAGGGAGGTTATCCTCTCTCTAGCTTTACTTTATATTTTACCTTATGAGGTATTATAAAAATCTAAAGGAGGTTTTTAAGATGAGTTATAAAGGCTGGCATAACAAAGAAACATATTTGGCTTATTTGTATTTGACAAACGAGCGTTATGATTGGGTGTCATATGCGGAGAAAGCGCATTTACTTGATTTAAAATGGGCAATTACGGATGAAATTCATTCGTTAGTCGATTGGATGGCAAAATATGATGATGATTTATATTGGGAGCTTATAGACTTCTTAGATGCTACAATTGACTGGGAGGAATTAGCTGAGGTTTTTCAAGAAGAAGCTGACAAACAAGCAAAAGAGCATGAAGAGAAAACTTTTGCTGAGTATCTTATGAGTCTTTCTGAGGAAGAAGAAGAAGAAATATGGGAGGATGAGGAAGACTGAGGAGGGTTTAACCTTCCTCAGTACCTCTTAAAGTTTACCTATAAGGCATTGAAATAACTTAAGGAGGTATGATGGTATGGTGAAATTTTGGTTGAAATTAGGAACAAATTATGCGTCCATGGAGAAGAGAGAAAACTCTGTGGATGAGCAAATGATAGATTAGGAGGTGAAAAGGTATGAATATTGTAGATAGGTTGCACAAAAGGATACAAGATTTTGAGAGTGTTTTAGAAGCCACCAAAGATGTCTCTTGGGATGAAGATTTTGAGTGGCGCGGACAGATATATCATAGCTATGAAGAATGGGCAGACAAATATTAAGGATGGGGAGGGTCCTGTTGTGATGATGAAATATATCGCGCTATTAGGTTTGAGTTGTCCAACGAACGCAACTTAGAATATTTCTTATTTTTTCCAAAAATACCTAGAGTAGACTATGTATATGGTGATGAAAAAATAGTCTTCACTGAGTTTCCCTATTGTGAAGAGTTTGCATTTTTAATTCATTTTTATCATAGTTTTGTAAAATGGGCTTATTAAAAATAAGGAGGTGAAAGAGTATGAACATTTTAGAAATGTTTCAAAAACGTTTGGAAGATTTTGAAAGTGTTACAAAAGCTGTTGAAGGTAAAGATAGTGATGAAACATTTGAATGGCAAGGGAAAACATATGAAGGTGTTGTAGACTGGGTAGAGAAATACTCTGGATATTCTCTTTGTTTTTGTCAAGATTGGGAATATCGGGCTTATCATTTAGCACTTCCGGGAACTGAAGAAACCAAAAATGAGTATATGCTATTTTTTGATGAAATAAGTAGGATAGACTATCATTATGGTGATGAAATAATTAGCATGCGATATTCTTCAACAAGTAAGGCTTCAGATATTCTTTATCATTTTTACTGGGCTGTTGCTTCATGGGCAGACTAAAAGGAGGTGAACAAAAATGGTGATAGATATAAAAGATGGTGATTGTGTAACAAATATTATTGAAAATTTTTTATTAAACATTTTACAAGAAGCCTATTATGATAATGAATTTAAACCTGGTTTAATTGGAACTATGGAATATGTTGATGAATTAGATGAAAAAAATTTGAAATTTTATGTTTTTGGTATGTTATTCAGGTATAGAATTGTTAATGCTATAAATTTATACATGATTTTTAATAATGAAATATCTATAAAAGGGATTATGGATGCTTTAGTTGAAGTATTAGAACAAGCAAGAAATAAAAAATATGTTGATAAATATTCAATTAATTTGAATTCATTTGATATTACTATAAGTTATAATAAAGATGATTCTGAAGATATTATAGTTATAAAATTATAAAAGGAGGTGAAAGTATATGGAAAATAAGTTTTGGGCAGCGTTAATAAAAACACACTGGAATAGGTTAATAGAAGAATTGATGTTGATTGAAAAGTTAGCTTATCTTACTAGAGAGACTTGGTGGATAGCCATGGATTCTGAAGGTCATATTATACATTTTACAGGTACTATGCCTGATAATTTCCTTGATAAAACATTAGAAGATAAAGCTATCCTTATTACTAGCCGAGAATTTAAGCCCGAAAAACTTTTAACTTATGCATTGGAACGTTATGAAAAAGAAGAGGAGGTGAAGTCTGACGAATAACGACTATAACAATCTTTGGAACTATGTTTTACTTTTCTTATTTATATTTCTCATGGTAATATCTTTCTACTGTATAACCTTTGGCAACGCTTATATATCTGTAACAAACATAGGCGTTGCTTTAGATACCTATCCCTACATAGAAAATCATTCAGTGTTTGAGATAGGGGCTAAGGACACCTTTTTCTTTCTTAACAATCATCTTTTCTTTGGCTATGACGCAAGTTATTTGAGCCCTATTTCAGTGTATCCTGAAACCTTCCCTTACTTTCCATTAGGATACGCTTCGTACGACTTCTATGTGGGGCTTCAGGGAGAGCGGTGGATAGTCACTGCTCTCCATAACTGTACACATCAATTTGTTTCGGCGTCTATGGAGCTGCCATGGCATGATGGTTCATTTAACTCTCTTATCTTCGAAATAATATTTTAACCAAATATTTACATCCTGTCTATTGACATGACAGCTTTTATATGATATAATAGTATTGTTATTGTCTTAAAAAGGAGAGTGAAGGGTGTGAAAGACAACAAGGAATATTCAAAAGAATTAGATAATTTAAACATCCCATTAGATGACCTAATAAACATTCTTAACCATTATAAGTATATTATTGTTAAACAGCCGAAGTATAAGAAATACCATTCTTTGTATGATTTTGTAAGCATAGTTAGGGAGTGGAACAGCTATCATCCAAAAAAGGATACTAAAGAAAAGGAGGTGACACATAATGAATGAAAATGATGAATATCTTATTTGGAGCGGGCAAGCGTTTATTCACAACGGGGAAATTGTTATTATCCCCGAGGATATAGAAGAATTAGTAAGCGACTGTTTTGGCGAAGACGCTTACTGGGCGGAGGATTTGATAATGGTAATGAGCCCCGACGGTGACCTTTGGTGGGGGACTCTAAAAGATTTAAGAAGGTTGTGGAAACGTAAATTTTATGAGGAAAGAGGGGGTTATTTATGAAAATGTTAATATGTTTAGAAGGCATTGATGGCGTAGGTAAAACTACACTTAGCCTAAAGCTATCTAATTATTTAGCTCATGAATACTACACCACTAAAATCTTTGCATTTCCTTCAACAGACTTTGTTAAGCAATCAATAGCATTTTGTCTGAACAGGAACTATAGCTTTTCTCCAGCCAGTCTAGCTATGTTATTTGGGCTAGATATATACAACAGACAACACGACATTTCTTCGGCTATCCAATACTATGATGTAGTTCTTCTAGACCGCTATTTTTATTCTACATTGGCTTATCAGGGAGCAATGTTGAGAGCTGATGTGCCTACTACTGTTAACTTCATTAATGAACTTTCGGACTTTTTCCAAAGGTATATTCTTTATACACCAGACTTAACGTTGGTGTATATTAATTCACATTTAGAAAACTTTCATAAGTTTGATGGAGACTGGCAGCCAGACTTCTTTGAATCTCAGAAGGATATTCAGGCTGCTGCTCAAACGTTGTATACGACTATCTTACCAGCACTATATCCTGAAATAGAAGTTATAGATGTGGCTAATAAGACTCCAGATGAAGTCTTTAAAGCCACTGTAGATGTTATTGATAAACAATTTAATATAAAGGAGAGTGAATAGAATATGGCAAATAGTAAGGTTAAAAAGTTTAAAATCCCATTGGTGATTAAAGACGTGCTAACTCAGTGGGTGTACTTAGAATACCCTGATACTAAATGGAACAAAGACGGGGTATATCGTGTTGAAGGAATCATTGCTCCAAGCAATCCTATTGTTAAACAGGTAAGGGAGCAATTAATGCCGAAAGCTATGGAATATGTAAAGGAGGCTAATCCTAATATAAAAAATATTATTCCTATAGAGCCTTTTACTGAATTAGACGATAACTCTTATCGGATTAAAGCTAAGACTAACGCTATCTTTAGATTTACAGACTCTATGGGGCAGGAAAGGATAAAGGAAAACGTTGTTCGTGTTTTTGACCGCAATGTTAAGCCTTTATCAGCCTCAGAAATTCACAGAGGGGACACAGTAAACCTTCAAGTTACTGCAATTCCTTATTATATGCCTGCTTCAAGGGGTTATGGAATTAGCTTTCGATTAGACGCTGTCCAGCTAGTTAAAAAAGGCGATGGCTTAGACAGCGGAGTATTATTTGAAGCCATTGGTAGTCCTGAGATGGAATCATTAGATACAATGTTTGAAATGTTTCAAGGTGATTCTGAAGGAGACTTTTAATATCCTAAAGAGGGGGGATTTTAGTGGGGATGTCTGAGAAGAAAAAATATCAGTATTGGGGCTCAAAGCCACGCTATAGACGCTCAACTTTCGAAAAGAAGGTTGAGGCAGATTTGAAAGAAAGAGGAGTAAAAGCTTTTTATGAGCCCCGCAAATTCAACTATGTAAAGTTTACATCATATACACCAGATTTTGTATTACCTAATGGCATTGCATTGGAGGTGAAAGGCTGGTTTCTTCCTGAGGACAGAACAAAGTTGAAGAATGTAAAGTTGCTATATCCTGATTTAGACCTTCGTATCATTTTTTCAACCGACAACAAAATAAATAAGAACTCTGCTACAAGGTATAGCGACTGGTGCAAGAAAAATGGGTTTAAGTATGCATTCAAGACTGTTCCTCAGGAGTGGTTGGAAGAACCAGAAAGAGAATTTCCGCGTAGCATGACACGACGTGAACTTTTGGAACACTTTATAGAAAGATAGTGTGTTTCAGAAGCTACCTCATCGTAAGAGCCCCTAGGACCGTTTGCTTAGGTCGTCCTGATAGATTACCTTAGTAGGCAGAGTAAAATAGATTCTAGGGGTAATGAGAGGGCATAGCATTGGGAAAAATAAAAATATATATATATAAGGGGGTAATACCTATGGAAGAGAATGAAAAGATAAAATTGGGTGAGGAATACATTGTGATTCATATTGACCTAGAAAACATGGCTATGGAAGCTGAATTTACGCATGAACACACATATGAGGTGTTGTTGACCTACTTAGCGTTTATAAACAAATTCTGGATAGAATCAGCAATTGAAGCACTTGAAATTGACCCAGAGAAAAAAGAATACTTTGTAGATGGAATTTTAGATATTATTGAAGAAGTAGTAAAAACACCGTTTGGTAATGATGATGATGAAGTCACTACAGAAGATGAAAACTAGAGAAGAAAATACAATTCTTATTAAAGCTCATATTCCCTGTCAATACTGCGGCTCCAGTGATGCTGGGGCCCTTTATTCCGATGGCTTCTATTGTTTTTCTTGCAACACCTATGTTCCAGCAAAAGGAGGCGAACAAAGTGTGGAAGCTGATGAAGTAGTAAAGGATATTATTTCCTATGGTTACGCTGAAATTCCTGAACGTGGCTTATCAGAGGAGGTGTGCCGTTTTTACGATTATGGCATAGGCCGCTATAACGGTCAAATTGTGCATGTAGCAAATTACCGTTATGGCAGCAAACGTAAGCAACACATTCGAACTCCCGATAAGCAGTTCTTTTGGCTTGGAGGTGGCACTGCCCATGTAGAGCTGTTTGGGCAGCATTTGTATCAGAAGCAGCCATATCTCATTATCACTGAAGGAGAAATAGACTGTCTTACAGTTGCTCAGTTAAAGTTAAAGCAGTTTTTGGTAGTTAGCGTGCCTAATGGTGCTGCTAATGCTACCAAAGCTGTTCTTGATAACTATGACTTCATAAGACAGTTTGAATTGATATACCTTTGGTTTGATACCGACAAAGCTGGGCAGCAGGCGGTGGAAAAACTGGTAATGCAGCTTCCACCAGGAAAGGTATATATTATAGACTCTGCACCGTATAAGGACGCTAATGAAGTGTTTCTTGCTTCGGGTGCTAATGCTGTCTTAAATTATATAAAGCAAGCTAGGCTATATCGCCCAGACCACCTAATCAGTGTTGAAGAAATGGACCTAGAGAAGATTATGAAGACTCCAGAGAATGAAAACTTCAAGGTAGGTTTCAATCACTTCAATAACTTTTATATGGGTCTTCGAAAGCATGAGTTGACTATGATAGGTGCTGGTACAGGAGTAGGCAAGAGCACCTATATGAGACAGCTTGCTTATGACCTTCTAATCCTTAATCCCAGTGTTAAGATAGCATATATAGCCCTTGAAGAAACTGTTACCAAAACCTTGTTAGGCTTTGTTGCTATGGACAATAATGTTGCTCTTGGTGATTTATACTTAAATAGAGAGCTAATACCACCTGAGTCCATGAAAGCAAGCATAGGAAAATTTAAAGAGCACTTATTGTTCTACGACCATTTTGGCTCTATTGACCCTCTTAATATGTTGCAGAAGATAGAATATTTAGCAAAGGCAGAAGGGATAGACTTTCTATTCTTAGACCATTTAACTATCCTTATCAGCGGACTAGAAATTCAGGATGAAAGAAAGGCTATCGACGTATTCCTTACCCGCCTTAGAAGTCTTATAGAGAATACTAATATTGGAGTAATCATGATAAGCCATGTCTCGAACAATAGTGCTTATCGGGGTAAAGCCCCTGAAGAGGGTGGTAAAATTTCTATAAAAGACTTCAGAGGGTCGGGGTCCATTGGACAGCTTAGTGACAATGTTATCAGTCTTCAGCGAAACATTGTTGCTAAGCAGCCTGAAGACAGAAGGCGTACTGAAGTGTACGCTCTGAAGAATCGATTATTTGGTGAGAATACTGGATTGATGGGAACGCTAGAGTATATTTCAGGAAAGCTTTATGAAACTGAAGTATATCATGCATAGTAAAGGAGGTGAAACAGTATGTCTAAGCAATCAATGGCTATATTTGATATAGAAACAGACTCATTAGACCCTGCTGTAGTATACATAATTACTGTGTTTGATATGCAATCTGAACAGATAATGACGTTCTTAAATCCTTTAGAAGGCTTGAACAAGTTGAACAGTTATGATATACTTATTGGGCACAATATAGTCAACTTTGACCTTCCAGTACTAGCAAAGTTATATCAATTCAAGCCTAGAGAAGATGTACAAGTTTGGGATACATTAATCATGTCAAGGTTATTATTTGGAGACTTGTATAACTTTGAGGAACGTTTCTGTCCTCAATGGAAACTAAAGCTGCCTCCTAGACTTAGGGGCTCTCATAGCTTAGAAGCATGGGGATTGCGTTTAGGAGAGCTAAAGGATACATGGGGAGAGCAGCGCACGGATTGGGTTATGACATCTGAGAATCAAGAAGAGTTTTTAAACTACGCACGACAGGATACGAGGGTTACAAAAGTCTTGTTTGACTTTCTATACCCACTCATCCAAAATGTTTGGGAGCCTTTCCTGATGGAAACAGAAGTAGCAAAGATTATACAACGACAAATGGCTTATGGCTTTGCTTTTGATATTGAAGCAGCTAAGGAACTTTTGGGAAGCTATTACAAAGAAATGGCTGATATAGAAAAAGAGCTCCAAAAAGCCTTTCCACCTTGGGAGGAGCAGGTTGGAGTGTATAAGAAAGCTAATAAAGCGAAGGGAATTAATGCTGGTGACCCTAAGATAGTTAAAGTTAAGTTTAATCCAGGGTCGAGAAAGCATATAGCCCTCAAGTTGCAAGAGAAATATAGTTGGACACCTCAGAAATTCACAGAATTAGGCAATCCCATCATTAATGAAGAGGTATTGAATTCCCTTGATTATCCTGAAGCAAAACTACTTAGTCGTTATTTAAACCTTCAAAAGTTAGCAGGATTGCTTGCGGAGGGCAATCAGGGAGTGCTGAAACACATCAAAGCAGATGGTAGGGTCCATGGTACCGTTAACACTCTAGGCGCTGTATCTAGACGCATGACACATTCATCTCCCAACGTTGCTCAAATGCCCACAGATTCGGAGTTTCGAAAGCTATTCATTGCTCCCAATGACAACTATTGCTTGGTTGGGATAGATGCTAGCGGATTAGAACTGCGTTGTTTAGCTCACTATTTAGCACGCAATGACAATGGTGTGTATGCTCACCAAATTCTGCAGGGAGATATACACACTTATAACCAGCAAGCGGCAGGTTTGAAAACTCGCGCGCAAGCAAAACGTTTTATTTATGCGTTTCTTTATGGCGCTGGTACATCTTTGCTAGCCCAGATAGCAGAAATACCAGAGTCTAAAGGAGCAAAGTTGAAGCAAAAATTTTTAAATAACATTCAAGGTTTACCAGCACTGATAGAGGATGTCCAAAATAAAGCCAAAGGAAGCTTTATTAAGAGTCTAGATGGAGTCCCATTGTTTGTTAGAGACTCTTATAAAGCACTTAACCTACTATTACAGAGTGCGGGTGCCATTGTTATGAAAAGAGCGCTGGTAATCTTAGACAACTCATTGCAGTCTAAAGGACTTATTCCAGGGCAAGATTATGAGTTTGTAGCCAATATTCATGACGAATGGCAGATACAGGCTAAGAAAGAACTTGCCAATATTATTGCTGAAGAAGGTGTCAAAGCTATCAAAGCTGCAGGAAGATTTTATAACTTTAGATGTCCGTTAGATGGTGAGGCTAAAATAGGTATGAATTGGGCTGAAACTCATTAGAAAGGAGTGAGAGCATGAAGGTTTTACTAATAGATGGGGACATTGTTTTATTTCAAGTAGCTTTCAAGTCTCAGCAAAAGATGTTTGATAAACTAATTGTTGATGATATTATAATTGCTCAAGAACGCATTGATGACTTTATACGCGATTTGGTTCAGCGTACTGAAGCAAGAGAATATTTAGTATGCCTCAGCGGATTTAATAACTTTCGCAAGCAGTTAAGTTCCACTTATAAACTCAACCGTGCTGATAAAGAAAAGCCTGAGTTGCTTTCAGAGCTTAGAGCATATGTGGAAGCTGAATATCCTTGTTTGTATATAGATAATTTGGAGGCTGATGATGTGATAGGTATATTGGTTTCCAAAAGAGATAAAGAGTATATAATAGCTTCTACAGACAAAGATATGCAACAAATATCCTCTACACACTATAACTGGCGTAAGGATACATTGTTTACTATTACTCCTGAAGAAGCTACACGTTTCTTTTATCAACAGGTGTTACAAGGGGACCCATGTGATGGTTATTATGGAGTCCCTGGAATAGGAAAGGTAAAAGCTAGGAAACTATTGGATGAAGTAGAGCCTGAACACTATTGGAAAACTGTTGTTGAAACTTATCTGAGTCACGGTCTTACCTATGATGACGCTTTAATGACAGCAAGGCTGGCTTTTATTCTTGATAAGGACCACTATGACTGTAAGACCAAAAGTGTAAAACTTTGGACACCACCAAAAGAAAAGGAGGTAGAACAAGTATGATATTTATTTATTACAGTGATGAAGATTTACAACCTTTATTTAATCCTGGTGATGTAGGTATTGACCTTAGGAGTGCTGAAAATTTTGTTTTAGAACCTGGGGAAATACGCGTTGTACCTACTGGTGTATCATGGGATGTCTCGTTGTCATCAATATATGCTACTATAGTGGGGCGTTCGGGATGGAATTCTAAAGGCTTAATAGTTTTAACAGGAGTTATAGACCCTGATTATACTGGTGAATGGAAGGTTGTTTTATTCAATGCAACAAAATATCCCCAATCAATTGCAAGAGGTAATAGAATAGCTCAAGCATTAATACATTCTGTACCTTCTGAAAATATTAGCTTATATCAGGGACAATCTAAAAGGGTTACGCAAAGAGGAACTAATGGATTTGGTAGCACAGGAATAAACTAAATAAGGAGGATGAAAACATGGATATTGCAAGCTTTTACAGTGATTTGGTATTTAAAAGAACTTATGCAAAGTCCTTTGGGGAAACGTGGGAAGAAGCTGTTAAACGATATGAAGAACACTTTTGGCAGTTTGTTAAACCTGAAGTTGCAAAAGATTATGTTACAGCTATAGCATTGTTTAAAAGCAAAGATATTTTAGGCTCAATGCGTGGGTTAGCTTCAGCAGGCAGGGCGCTTCCATACTATCCAGAAGCTATCTACAATTGTAGTTATCTAATTTTTGATTCATGGGAAGCTTTTGCTGATATGTTTATTTTACTAATGCTAGGAGTAGGTGTAGGCTATAGTGTTGAAAAGGCTAGCATAAAACTTCCTCCTAGACCTACAAAGTTTAGAGAAGGCAATATTACCATTGTTGTTGGGGACTCTAAAGAAGGTTGGCGTGACGCATTTTTATCTTTGCTCCACAATCTTCAAGGTGGAATGATACCTAAATTTGATTATAGTTTGATTAGACCAGCTGGAGCTCCTCTAAAAACATTTGGAGGTACAGCCAGTGGACCTGAGCCTTTACGCTTTCTTTTTGACAAGACAATAGAGTTATTTACCACTAAGCCTGGAAAGCAATGGACACCAAAAGAAATATTTACGCTAGCTAATCTTGTAGCAAATACAGTCATATCAGGAGGCGTCCGCAGGAGTGCTTGTATAGCTTTAGCTGATTATGAGGACGCTTTTAACCTTAAATATGATGGCTTTTGGGAAACTGAGCCGTGGTTGGCATATTCAAATGTCTCAATTGCAATAGATAATACTACTGAGGTTAATGTAAAAGACCTAGTACACCATTGGAAAGCAAATAACATTGGTGAGCCTGGAATTTTTAATCGAAAATATGCTAAAGATAAGCAATGGGTTAAACTTAGAAGGGATTTATACGATGAACAATTTTTAGGAACTAATCCGTGTGGCGAAATAATCTTGCGACCATTTCAATTCTGTAACTTAACTGAAGTCCATGTAGAACCTGATGACACAAAAGAAACGCTTATTGTAAAAGCAAAGATGGCTACACTACTTGGAATATTACAGTCATTAAATACAGATTATACAGCAGTATTAGACCCACGATGGAAACAAAACGCTGAAACTGAACCTTTGTTGGGAGTATCTTTAACAGGCTTAAGAAATCATCCAATACTTAGTGAACACTCTTTCAATACCGAAAGAATACTAACAGATTTGCGTAGAGAAGTTCGTGAATATGCTAAACAAGTAGCAGAAATATATGGACTTCCTGAAATAAAAGCCATTACAACTGTTAAGCCTAGTGGCACAGCCAGTCAAATTCTAGGCACCACGCCTGGATTACATAACAGTTTTGGGCGTTATGTAATTAGAAGGTTACGAATTAACAAAAATGACCCACTGGTGGACTATCTAAAAAGCTTTGGGTTTGAATTGTTTCAAGATGTGTATAACAATGAAACCTTAGTTGTGGAATTTCCTCTTGAATATCCTAACCATAGGGATAGAGACGTAGTAGAACAAATTGAGTATTATTTAATGATGGAAAGGGTATGGGCAGACCATAATCCGTCCACTACTATCACGGTTAAGGATGATATAGAGTGGAAAATAGTGGAAGATTGGCTAAAGCAATATTCGGACAAAATTGTTGGAATAACGTTCCTACCAGATAATAACTCCTTCCCGCAAGCACCTTATGAAGTAATAGACAAAGAAACCTATGATTCTATGGTAAAGAAACTTCGGAAAGCTTCCAAAAAGAAAGCAGAGTTTCTTATTGATAGCTCAGTCTTAGAAAGTCATAGCAACACTTCAGCAGCATTTGCCTGTTCTGCTGGAGGAGATTGTGAAACAAATGTTTTGTAGTATTTATTAGGATTACAAAAGTTACCTAAGCGTAGGAGCCCCTAGGAGCCTTTGGGTGTTGTCGTATGACAGATTACCTTGGTCGCTATAACAAAATGGATTCTAGGGGCAATAAGAGGGTATAGCATTAAGATTATAATTAAAGGAGGTGACTAAAATATATGGAAGATAGAATAGGAATCCCATTGTCTGCAGAAGACCTAGTGAAATATTTAGACAAGCTATATCCACCTAAATGTCCAAATATTGCAGATAATGATAGAACTATATGGATGTATGCGGGCAAGCGTGAACTTATTGACGCTTGCTTGGAATTATATAATCTAAAGGAGGAGGATAAGAATGGAAGAGTTGAAGGAAACTTCTTTGAAAAGTAAGTTTCAGAAGTTGGCAATGCGTAAGCAAAGTTTAATGAACATTGCTGAAACTTGTTCAGCATTAACACTCCAATATATTTTTCCACCAAATAATAATGATAATCAGCCTTTGTACCAATCGTGGCAATCAGTTGGAGCACGAGGAGTAAACAATTTATCATCAAAACTATTGTTAGCATTGCTTCCTACCACTGGGGGATTTTTCACATATAAGCTGGATGAAGCTTTAAGGGCTTCACTGCCTAGAGATGTTGTAAACTCTGCTGAGGACTATCTAACACTGTTAGAGAAGATGACTATGCAAGAACTGAACCAGCTATCAGTAAGATATACGTTATCAGAAGCATTGAAACATCTTATTATCACAGGAAACGTGGCTCTGTGGTTTAAAGATGACAAGCTAAAGTTGTATAATTTGAGAGACTATGTGGTAGTCCGTGATAAAGCTATGAACCTTACTGAAGTTATCCTTAGGGAAACTGTAGATAAAGACACGCTCCCTAAAGCCCTCAGAGACTTTATAGCTCAACAGAACATAGCTTCAGCAGCTAATATACAAAGTGCAGCTTCAGGCTTAAGCAGTGATATGTATGACATTTTTACCGCTGCTAAGCTTACAGATGGTAAGTGGGAGATGTGGCAAGAAATAGGAGAGCTAGAGGTCCCTAACACAAGGAAGTGGGTAAAGCTATTACCTATCCTTGTGTTGCGTTGGACTAACAACGAATATGGACATGGACTGGTTGAACAGGTACTAGGAGACCTGTTAAACCTTGAGAGCCTTTCTAAGGCGGTCACTAACTCAGCACTAGCTGCTGCTAAGACTATATTTCTTGTGCGTCCTAGCGCTGAGACTAATATAAATTTGATAAAGAATGCTAAGAACGGTGACATCATCATTGGTAACAAGGATGATGTTGGCACCATGGGCGTTAGTTCTTATGCAGACTTAAAGACAGCGCAGGAGCAGATAATGCAACTAGAAAATCGTATTAACCAAATGTTCCTAGTGTTCAATCCACGTAGCGCTGAAAGGGTTACCGCTGAAGAGATTAGAAGGCTTACTGAAGAGTTAGAGGCGTTGTTGGGAGGTGTCTACACTCTATTGGCTGAAGAATTACAAAAGCCATTATTACAGCTTATTAGAGAAAAGATACAAAAAACTCTCCCTCAGCCTCCTGATGAAGATGTAAAACTTGTTCTTACCAGTGGATTTGAAGCACTGGCTAGGACAACTGAATTAAACAAGCTATTAACATTTCTTAGCGCTGTAGGGAACATTCAACCAGCACTGCAATATATAAACTGGTATGAATATCTTACTCAGATTGTTAGCAGTCTAAGTCTAAATGCTCAGGGTTTAATTAAGACTCAGGAAGAATTAATGGCAGAGCAACAACAAATGCTGCAAATGCAAGCAGCACAAAATATTATAGGTGGAGGTGTGTAGTATGGAGGAAAGAAAAATTGGGTTAGAAGAAGGTAAAGAATTGGTGGAAGCTCAAGAGGTTAAAGAAGAAAAGGCAGTAGAAGCTCAGCCTCAAGAAGCAGCAGAAGTTAAACCTGAAGAAGCTAAAGAAGCTCCAGTAAAACCTTTGCTATCCACTGAAGAAGCCCCGCAAGTAAAGGAAGAGAAAGAGAAGACTAAGGTAGCTATAGATGATATACTACCAGAATTGCAATCACTAATTTACAAGGATAATCTTAGCGATGATGACTTAAAACCATTTTTAGACAAAGGGTTTACTAAGACAGAGCTACAGTTGGCTATCAAAGGTCTGCGCTCAGAAGCAGACGCTATCTTAGACAAGCTTTATGATACCGTTGGTGGCAAAGGTACATTTACTAACATGGCTGAGTGGGCAAACAAAACACTGTCTAAGGAAGAAAGGGAGGAGTTTAATGCACTTATGCTTTCTGGAGACCCTAAGGTCATGAAATGGGCTTTATTAGGATTGAAAGCTCAGTATCTTGCTAATACTCAACAAGTTTCAGGAGGATACATTGACGGTAGTGCTAATACCAGGGAAGATATAGTACCCTTTAGCTCTCCTCATGAAATGTTTGAGGCACTAACGGACACTAAGAAGCTACAGAATCCTAAGTATCGTGAGCTGGTGGAAAAGAGAGCACTAATATCTAAGTTTGACTAATGCTGCTTAAGAAAGAAGAAGCCTCCCTTAGGGGAGGCTTTTGTTTATCTTGCCCAGGTAGTTATTGTCATACGCAAACCTGAATTCGAACCAGAAAGAGACCCTATAAAACGTAAACGCAAATCAGAAGCTGAAGTTGGGACTGTTAAAATACCACTACTGTAATTAGCCATTCTGGTTTCAGAGGTAAATAGCCATATACCAATTGCGATGCCACCAACAATATCAATTTCAAACACACAATGAGAACCACTCCCATACGAATAAGCTATTAAGTCATCTGTTAAAGCTAACCATCTTAGAGAGGTATTGCCACCACCTGAATTCAAGGTACCAAATATTCTATAATTTAAATTTACTGGCATGTATTTTTCTAAATAATATGTGCCAGAAGAAAGTGTACCAGTTTCTAAAAAGTATATTTTATTGGCTTCTAAATTGCCACTAGGTGTCCCTGTAACAACATTTAGCTTAGTGGAACTCTTTGGAAAGCCTGCAATAGTAGATGTAGTATTTATAGTAGCATTAGCGCTTCCATCAAAAGAAGCACTTCCCGTAACATCCCCAGTAAGTGCAATAGTCCTTGCTGTAGCAAGCTTAGTAGCTGTAGCAGCATTACCTAAAATATTGCCAGGCAATGCTCCCGAAGAATTCCTTACTGGTATTGTGTTAGCTCCAGTGCTAGTGTTGGGACTGTACCCTGCTAACCTTGCAGAGTTGTCTACTGTAACAGCTATAGTAGCATCGCGACTCCCATCGAAGGGTGTGCTACCGCTAACGTCTCCTGTAAGTCTAATAATTCTGGATGTAGTCAACTTATCAGCTTTAGTTGCTGTAGCTGCATTTCCAGTAATGTCGCCAGGTAGCTTACCATTAGTGTCTCTTACAGCAACAGCATTGGCTGTAGCCGACGTAGACGGGCTGTATCCTCCAACTTTGGCAGAATTGTTTACTGTGGTAGTTATAGTTTTGTTAGCACTGCCATCGAATGTAGTGCTCCCAGTAACATCCCCAGTAAGTGCAATAGTCCTTGCTGTAGCAAGCTTAGTTGCTGTAGTAGCACTAGTTGCCGAAGTTGCTGTTGCAGCATTTCCCAATATATCCCCAGCAAGCTTACCGTTAGCATCCCTTACAGCCACTGTGCTAGCAGTAGCTGTAGTAGCTGGACTGTATCCACCAACTTTAGCCGCATTGTTAACTGTCGCTGCTATTGAAACATTGGATGTTCCATCAAAACTTGAGCTCCCACTAGCATCTCCAGTAAGAGTTATAGTTCTTGCTGTAGCTAACTTAGCAGCTTGAGCAGCATTGTTTACTGTAGCACTTATGGTAGCATTAGCGCTTCCATCAAAAGAAGCACTGCCTGTTACATCACCGCTTAAGGCTAGAGTACGTGCTGTAGCAAGCTTAGTAGCTGTAGTAGCCGTATCAGCACTGGACGCAGAAGTTGCCGTAGCAGCATTGCCTGTTATATCACCAACCAATCGTCCATTAGCATCCCTAACTGGTATTGAGTTAGCTGTAGGCGTTGTAGACGGACTATAGTTGTTCAATTTGGCAGCATTGTTGACTGTGGTAGCTATAGTAGCGTTTGCTGAACCATCAAAGCTTGTACTACCACTTACATCACCGCTAAGGGATATAGTCCGTGGTGTTTTAAGCTTAGCTGCTTGAGACACTGTGGCAGTTATGCTAGCATTAGCACTACCATCAAAGCT